TCTCTAATAAGTTTCATTGGTTTAGTTTAGGAATAACCGTATGCGATCTTTGTGACTAAAACACTTGCACCATTAGATGCAGCGGTAAGTGTATCTGTAGAATCTTTTTCTAAAAGAACAGTCTCTTTAGTATTAACAGTTAAACTACCAACAGTTGTACCACCAGCTAATTTTCTAGTGATTGCAATTGCGGCTGAATGATTATTAAAAAGTCTTACTACAGTGGCAGTACCAACATTAGATGCAGAAGATAAATTACCTTCAGCTGCTAAAACTTTAATTAACATTTTCGGGATCCTCTTCTTGGTCTACAGTTGGTTCTTCAGGTTCTACTTCATCGCTCTTAAAAAGATCTGCAACGGCAGAAGGTCTTTCACCTTCAACCTTATTAGCGGATTTCGCATAAAGAAGATCTTTGATAGCATCAGATATTTCATGTGCAGGAGCATCGTCCAACACTTTAGTAATCAATTGTTCAGAATCCACGATGATGTAAATATACTAAGTTTATTTATATTTCGCCGCCGGTTGGTGCTTTTGGAGCTTCTGGAGCTTCCATCTCAGCCTGTTGTGCAGCAACATCTGTAGCAGCGGCAGTTAGCTCCATTTGTTGCATAATTATAGGATCTGCATATAATCCAGCATCAATCTCTTGAGCAATTATCTTATCCTGTTCAATTATTTCTTCTTCAGTCTGATGTAGAATCTCACGTCTTATATAATCTTGTGAATAATACTTACCAATATATGGTTCGACTTGTTGAAGATTGCCCATTCTCTCATTAAAGAGTTCACTGTTCTTAAGTTCAGCAAAATGATTATCATACATATAATCAAATTGGATATGTTCAGACATCTGAGTCCAGTCTTCTGGAGTCACTACATTCTTAAGAAGTAGTTGTGTCTTCAATATATCAAGGAACATATTTGAGAATCTCTTCCTCAAACGTCCAACAAACTTATTAAACCTCAGTTCATCTCTTAGAATCTCTGAAGATCTACCAAGATTAAATCCACTTTCTCCACCTATACGAGTCTCAGGAACACCTAAAGCTTTGTATAATTTCTTCTGGAAATAATGAATATCAGTAATTTCGCCAAGATTTTGTCCACCTGGAAGTGTTGTAATCTCAGTTCCTCTACCTCCTTCACGTCTAGGCAGCCAGAAATCTTCTAGCATAGACATGAATTTCTTATCATCACGAACCTCACCTGTGTTAGCATCATATACTAACTTGGATCTATAACGACCCATTACTTCTCTAAGGTATTGTTCTGCCTTAACTTTAGGTAAATTACCTACGTCAATGTAAAATATTCTTCTTTCTGGAGCACGTGATATACGATAGATGACCAAAGAATCTTCAATCATTCTAAGTTGATTGAGTACTTTAATACCTTTATGTAACCAGGAAAGGGTAACATGTTTGTTACGATCTACTAGTCAGAAGTACAGTATGTTACTGCATCCTTTGCAATTTTTATTGCACCTTGCGTTCCATTGGTGGGAGAATAACTTTTATTAGCTCCACTAACAGGATTATATTCAAAATATTCTTCTAATTCTGGAGTGATTGCACTCTTATTAGGTTGTAAGTCAACACCATTAAGATCTTTCTTCTTCATCTGGCGGACATATTTGACCTTCAATGCATCAATATATCTTAATTCTTGAATGCCAGCATGTGGATCTTTAAGATCAACTACCTTATGGTAATACAATCTACCATCAATATACCAATTACGGAAGATCTCATGTGATTTTGAATCAAAATCTAATAGGTCTTTTATATACTTGAACTCATCACGAATGATTTTTTTAATATTATCACCAGCAGGTAAGTTCGATAAGTCTATTTCTACAGGAGTATCATTCAAATCTGAGACTATAGCCTCATTAACAACATCCTCAATCGCCTCATCACACTCTGGATGAAGCGACATCTCTCTGTACCTCTTTATCAAATCGTATTCATTTCTGAATACGCCCTCAATATCAACGTACTGACCATAAAAGCCACTACTAACATAGTAGTCGGATTTATCTGCATCATTTTGCGGTACAGGAGATACCGCACCCTGAGGCAGATTATTATCGTCAGACCCCTCTATAGAGAACCCGAATAATTTAGCCATTTCGTCAGTTCTAGTCTATGTTCTATTTATCAGCCTACGACAACCTTGCCGGCAGCATCAAGAGCTTCCCACCACTGAACTTGGAATTCAACAGAGAACTCTTCGATTACGTTATTGCTATCGTATGAAAGATCGATACCAGAAACGTTAGTTGGGAATACACCATGCATATGATATGACCTGAGAACAGGAACAACATCAGAAGATGTTGCGGGAGCACTTGTTGCTCCTAAAATTGGTGCTCTACCGAGTTGATAAACATAAGCTTCTTGTTGATAAACGGTAGGATCAACGATACCTGCGTTATCAGAAGTTTTGTTAATAATGTTCATCCACTTTTCCATAGCATCTCTAATGGTAAAGTTACTGTCGTTAATAACTGTAACAGTCCATGTATCAAAGCTTCTTTCTCCTGCGATCTTCAATTCCCTTCCTCTAAAAGGAACAGAGATAGGAGTTACGATTGATGCTGGTAAATTTGCGCCTTTAACTAAAAAACGCAATTTATCAGAAACATCATTTGGGTCTATAGCTAATTCTGGGAAATTGATTTCAATTTCAAAGAAATTAGGGCGAACACCACCACCAAGTAGTTTACTCTTAAATGTATCTAGGGTTCTCGCATTAGCCCCTGTATTAGGGATTTGCTGAGGCATTGTCTTTGTCTCCTGGGTTTATTAAATGATGGTTAGAATTAAACTGTGCCAACTACTTCTTCGAAACTGATACCTGTGCGTGTTGCAACAAATGTCAATCCAATGAAGTTGATAGAACGTGCCGGTTTGATGAATATATCAGCACGGAATTCATTTGCGTCGATAATGTCGGCGGTATTGTTAGATTCATCACAAACAACTAAGAAGTCTGTGATACCTCTTTTCGCTTGAATATCACGAAGATAAGGTTCAACGATGTTAACAAAGTTGGCCCTTGTGATGTCATCATTGAATTCAAAGAGTTGTGCTCTTGCAGCTCTTTCTATTGCAGTCTCTACGGTTAAGAACAATCGACGAACGTTAATTCTATCAAAAGCGGAAACATAAGATAATGCAGTCTTGTCACCAAAGAGGATTACTCCTTGACCAGGGAAAGCAACAACTGGGTTAACTCTCTTAGTATATAGAAGATCTCTTTGAGCTTGAGATGGGTTATATGCAAGTTTAATTGCATTATTAACAACACCTCTATCTGCACCCGCTGGTGAGAACCAAGGGTAAGAATTTTGAGATGTTCTTGCCATCATACCTGCAACGTCAGCGTTACAAGGAATATAACGGAATTTATTATTGAAACGGTCAAAGATATACTTGTAACCTGAGTCTATAACACCATAAGAAGAAGATGAGATTTGATCACATGTCTTCAATATATTTTCTGTCTGTGTATCACTATTACTAATAGGTACTGGTGCGTTACCAGCTCCACTAAGTACATCAGATTTTGATGGAGAAACAACTGCGATACAGTCCTTTCTTTCTCCAGCGATAGAGATTAACTTGTTAGCCTTACCAACAGTCTCATCTCTACTTCCAAGGCCTGGACCTTGAATGAGGTAATTAACAGGATACTCTTTTACATTTGCAAACTCATTATATCCAGAGATCAAATCTCCAAGAGTTGCGGAATATGTAGGAGACTCATAAGTACCACCGTAATCCTTACCACCCTCTAGTGAGAATGTAGATTGTCCGATTCCTGTAAAGTTAACTCCTTGTGCAACTTGACCCCATGCACCAGCAGCAATATTTGATGCACTGTTTGCAGCCGTTAGTGGAGTTCCATTTGGATTAACACCACCAAATACAAATTCAGAATTATTTGCTAGGAAATCCTTCCAATAAATTGGAGAATTAAATTGTTTTGCATCTTCTGCCTTAGAAAGATTCTGCCAAGTTTCTAGAATTGAACCAGCATTTCCTGATTGTGATCCATCATCGTCAACAACGACAACATGAACTTCATCAAATCTAGACTTTCTAGCAGATGCATATGCAGAAGTTTGTGGTTTCTGTGCAACACTACTCCAATAAACAGTAGAATTATCAAGTTCTAATGTTTGTGATTCATACCAGTCAGTAACTGATGTAGGTGTTAATGCAGAGTTAGTAGTAACCGCAGTTACTTTCATAATCTCAGCAGCAGTTCCAACTCCAGCAATAGCGATATAATCATTAGCATCAATTCCTGCAATTGCAGTAATTACGATATTGCCATCAGCAGCACCCGTATTAGCATTACCATTTACATCTGTTACACTACCTGCAGTAGTCATAATGTTTATGGTACTTCCATCATTATGAGCTGTTGCAGTTGTTCCATTAATACCTCTTGTTGAAATACCAACAGCATTACCTGAGATATTACCAACACCCATCATCTCTCCACCAATCAATAAGACTGACTGGTTTGCAACGATACCAGTAACATTAGAAACGTTAAGTGAGTTAGCAGAAACTCCAAATGCGGCACCACCAGCGTTGTCAATTGTTGGTTTTTGTGTTGCAGAGTTAAATAGGTGAATTTCTTCATCATTTGTTATAGCACCTTGGTTTGTTCCACCAACGGATCTTGTAACAGTGATTGATGTTGATGCAGCACCTGTTGCACCAGCAATATTACATTCTCTAGTCGTCTTAAACTCATATGCACCATTCTTAGTATAATCTGCGTCAGTAATACTTCCACCAACAGCAACTTCACTAACAACCTTAACATCAATATTACCTGCACCAACTCCAGTAACGATTCCCTTAAGATGTCCGTTAAGAGTTAATGATGTACCAATTCCACCAACTGTTGCTCCACCAAATGCCTGAGTGATTCCAGCACCAACTACAATACCTGCAGTATTAATACCAGCTAACGTTTGGTCTGTCTTTGCGTCAATTACACAAACCTTAACACCATTCGCCCATGTTCCTGGGTTCTTAGCAGCATAGTACCAAGTAGTACCTGATGCATAAGTGTTAAAATAATCATCTGTATTCTTAATCTTTAAACTAGTCAATGAAGATGCAGCACCAGTTGCAACTGCTGCATTTGCATTATTCAAAGCAGTTCCATCTGTTCTTACACATCTAAGAACACCACCATATGAAAGATATGATGCAGCAGACAACCAATATTCATATTGGCCACTTGTCTCTTGTGGTTCACCAAAAGTATCGACTAAATCCTTTTCGCCTTCTATTAATTGTGGGTCTTCTACTGGGCCTTTGACAAACGGTCCCGCAATGGCACCAGTCTGGTCACTAACTCCAGTTATCCCTCCCCTAGTAAGATCAACCTCTTTTACTTTAATACCAGGAGATACTAAGCCTAAACCAGCCATCTGATTTCCTCTACGAGTTCAGTTTTTATCTGAAAATATTTATTCTTTTCAACAATTTCAAATGGGGAAACACTGCATGAACATCACCAGTCGGGATATTTCCAATCTCCAAAAGCCGAATTCTTTCTCCGATCAACAATCCTTCTTATAGTACATACCTTACATTCATATGAATATGAAGATGCAGCTGCCTTTCTATTTTTTCTAGTTAAATAAAATCCATCTATTAAATTCTTCTCTTCACCACAAACTCTACATTTTCTTTCTTTAAGGAATAGATGTTCAAGCTCAAACTGATCTTCTATATCCATTAATAATAATCCCACATGTAACTCATGTCACCATAAGTAGAATTTATATCAGACATATCTGCCTGAGTCCATCTATTACCTTCTTCATCAACAAACTCCTCCTCATCAACAGCTGTTGATATGAATCCAAATGGTGCCATGTCTTGTTCTATTTGTTCTTTCTGATCATCATACAATCGTTTTCGTACATCCTGATCAGTAAGTTCCTTGAAATACTCTTGATCTACCATCCATGCGTAGATAACAAGACACATTGCAAGGTCGTCATTACAACCTTCTTCTGCTTCGAATGAATTTCTTTTTTGAATAAAAGTTGTTAATTCACTTATTATATCATAGTCTTTGAATAAAACCTTATCAGCCTCAATCATAGTCTTAAGGTTAGAACATCCAAGTGCTTTCACTGCCTTAGACATCTTAACTCCAAGTTGAGTTTTCTTACCAGAGAATCCTTGGCCAACTATCTGTCCAGCTCTACCTCTCATAGAACATTGAAGTAGATTTGGATACTCAAGATCGTAATTTAATATAGCTGCAACTTGATCCCCAATATCATTTACTTCACATAGAACCCATGCATTATTATATCCCCGTACTGCATCATGTATGATGGATGGGAATAACATAGGTTTAATTGTATTATTCTTATATTTTGCAACAACTCTATGTGGATATTCCTCAATGTCTACAACTATAAATGCAGAATAATCACCTTCCATACCTCTAGCTACATCAACTGTACATAGGTACTCATGATCTTTTATAGGTTCTTCGTAAATATCCAATCCATTACTAGATTGAATGGGATTATCATATACAAGTGTCCTGAGTTTGGCTGGATTAATAAGAGTATCTACAGATCCTAAGAACTCACATTCAAACTCAACTTTAAATTGTTGTTCTGATGTGTTTGCAATGGTTTGTGCTTTCCATGCCGCATCTCTGCCTGGTACTTCACTCCAATGAACATCAGTTGGTATATATTCATTCTTCCCTTTCTCGGCATCATGCCACATTCTATAGAAATGATTCATCCCGTGAGGGGTTGAAACCATTATTACTTTCGTTGATTTACCAGACGTAATAGTAGGATAAACAGAGGCAAAGAACGAGTCAGCAATGTGATTCGGGACGAAAGCGAACTCGTCAAGAAAGAGGATATTAAAGGACATACCTCGGACAGCACTTGCAGACGTAGAAGCAGCCAATATCTTTGATCCGTTTTCAAGTTCTAAACTCCCTCTATTCCAAGAAACCACACCTTGCTGCATCCATTTTGGTAAGTTCTCATATGCAAGTTGTAATCTACCTAATAATTCCCTTGCAGTTGCAGCCTTGTTTGCAAGAATACCTACATTAACACTATCATGAAAAACGACATAATGTAAAAGATATGATATCGACGTAGTAGACTTACCCGTCTGTCGAGGCATCATACAGATATTAAATCGATTCTCATGGAATCTCTTAATTAATTTCTCCTGAAAAGCGTAAGGTTCAAATGGAACCAAACCCTCATCAAGAGAAACGATTTGAATATAATTTTTTGCAAAATATACAGGATCCTCTTTACACTTAATAAACTCCTGTATCTGTTCTTTAGTGAACTCAACAGGAGTATTAGCTTTTTTTAAATTAGGATTACCTAGATACTGTTCTGCTACTGACATCGTATTCAATTACAATTTTCTTACTGGTTCTACCAGTTTGATCATAGGTATCAAAATGATTTATTGTACCATCTAAATGAGAAACTATTTGTTCTAATTGTTTAAGGTACTCTTCTTTAGAAGTTTCAGTAATAACAAGTGTCATTATTTCTGACAATTCTTATAATTTTTGTAAAGACCGACAGCAACTACTGCAAGTATTACGACTCCAATACCATAACCAACTACACCAACTCCAGACTCTTCTGGTGGTGCAATTGCTTCTTGTATTTCTATAACCTCTGTAGGTACAACCTCTTTAAGTAGTTCTTCCATTGTTTTGTCATAAGTCTACTATATAGGTCTATTCAATTAATGTACCAAATGATCTACGAATCTCACGTAGTTTCTCAAGGTTCATATCCTTGGTTCCACCATCGTAAGCATGAGCATACCCTTCAGTAATCATCTGTTCGTTTAATGAAACAGTATCCTCGTTAATA